ATCATTGAATAACATTATGCCGAAGATATTGAAGTATTACCGGAAGAAGTATGACAAGAGTATTACTGAAGAAGCTATCCGAACCAGACTATGTATGGTGGATAATAATGATGTCTATCCCGACCCTGCGGATGCGGCTTTTATGGTAAAATGTCCCACGTACGATATGTTTGTACCTGTTAATCTTCCGAGTATATTATCATTTACGAAATATCCAGATGCTAAGAAAGTGATTATGTCATATAGCAAGAAATATATGGATGTGATGCCTATCTCGGGTGGGGCGAACGGCAAAAAGTTATCTTCCCAGATGAAGCAACATATCTTTGAGAAGAACTTTTATTCGCAATATCTAAAAATCCTTGACCTCTTTTTGCATAAAGAAATGAACCGCAAGGAAGACCACATGTTTGCAAAGTTGGCTCACTACTTAAATAAATGCCGCGATACAACAATCACCCCACGCATTATTTCGTACATTAATTCAAAGATATAGAATACCTGATATCTCTATCCATTATGAAAATATTTTCCGTTGACGTTGGTATTAAAAATCTTGGGTTATGCATTTTAGATGGCGAAGGCTCTATTTTGGATTGGCAAGTTGTATCTATTACAAATTCTGAGAAGAAAAGCAAAGCGGTTGTAGATATTGCAGATAATCTTATAGAAGTATTGGACGATGTCTTTATTTCTTTAACAGAGGAGGACATCGGTAACGGCAAAAAGACACAACCTATAACTGTACTTATTGAAAACCAACCGGCTTTTAAAACTCCTACTATGAAGAGTATACAAATGATTATTTATAGCTATTTCTGTATCATGAGGAAGCATCATAATCTGAGTATGGAAATATTAAACATCAGTGCTACACGTAAGCTGAAGTATCTTGAAAAATATTATGAAGACATGGATCGGACTGCGAAATCATATAAAAAGAACAAGCAAAATGCCATTGATTATGTACAAGAACTCTTGGCCGAAAAGTTCCCTGAACGCGTAGAATGGTTTAGAACTCATAAGAAAAAAGATGATTTGGCGGATGCCTTGTTGCAAGGGCTTAGTTTCCTTGATAAATGATTTGTTTATTTTTATTTCTCTCCATCAAAGATTGCGTTGAAATGACCTAAAGCTTTCTGTCAGTGTTTTATAATCATAGAATGCAAAGTAAACATCTTGGAATTGATCTGTTGATGAACCCAAAGAAAGTCTCACGGGATTCTATTTCGGGTGGCAGTTCTTCGAATGACGATGATCTCATGAGCCTTCGCAGTTTTGCATCGCGAGACAGTCGCCGTTTTCCAAAAGGTGCTACTGGACGCAATCCATCACAACTTGTTGTAGACAAGACGGATTACATGTCCGCCGCCGTAGATGACGACAGTGACGACGATAATGACAACGCTGTATTTATGGGCAGAGGAAACGCCGCTATGGGTGGCAATAACAACCCTTACAGTGGTTCCGATGACGACAATGACAACAGTGATGACGGAGATAGCGAAGACAACAACTACACACAGAGGGCAGGTCGCCCCGGGCTTGAAATTATGAATGATGGATTTAGTGATGACGGGTTTTTCCCCTCTGCGAAACCATCCTTTAACACTCCTGCTCCTACCCCTGCTCCCGCCAATATTTCGACTACCGCACCCACTACCCAACCTTTCTATTCCACACGTTCTCCTGCTCCCGTAATGTCTGAAAATGATATTCTCACAAAGAAACGCGAAATTCTCTATCAGTTTGACCGCTTTGAAAAGAAGGGCATTCGTGTTCCTCGTAAATTCACTCTTGCTTCCAATTTGGACGAGATGGTTCTTGAGTTAGAGCGTATGAAGCGCGACCGTGAAATTGACACGAGTGTAAAGTTCCAACGTAAAACACTTATGACACTTGTTTCGGGTATTGAAATCGCCAACGCATGGTTAAACCCCGTGGGGGCGCGGCTTGACGGATGGTCGGAAAACATGAACGAGAGCATTGAAGACTATGATGATATCTTTGAAGAACTCCACGAAAAATACAAGGGGAAGGGCAAGATTGCTCCTGAGCTTAAACTCCTGTTTATGGTGGCAGGAAGTGCATTTATGTATCACATGACGAACGCCATGTTTAAGAACTCCTCTATCCCCAATGCAGACCAAGTCTTTAAACAAAACCCCGAACTCGCCAGACAGTTTGCTGCCGCCAGTGCAAATACCATGGCAAAACAGGCACAACAATCCTCCAACCCTCTCACAAGTATGCTCGGTGGAATGTTTGGAGGCGGTGGGGGAGGTGGGATTGGTGGCCTCTTCGGGAACTTGTTTGGCGGAGGCGGCGGAGGCGGCGGAGGCAGTGGAGCAGGAGGTGCCGGGGCCCTTGGTAACAATATCCCCATGAATGGCGTCACTCCTTCACAAGTATCTCAACCTGCACCAGTGTCTGCAGTTTCGCCAATGAACAGTAGTGGGCTTCGCGGACCATCCTCTATCCCCCCTGCTGCTCCTGTACATACCATGAAGGGTCCCAGTAATATGGAGGATATTCTTAGAGAGATTGATAACATTGGTGGAGATGCCGCCAGTGAACTTGCAAGTACTTTACATCCTCAAGAACGCAATGAAATGTTGAATGATGAAGAAGAAGTGAACCGCCTTGTAGAAGCCATGTCTACTGTAACGGAGAGTGAAATCGCCGAACTTATTAAAGATGATGCTAGTATTAACAGTATCCTTATGAACAAAAAGAAGACACCTCGTCGCAAGGTTCTGAACCTTGATTAGTCTATTGTCTTTCTTTCAGCCCTCTTTTTTCTGTATATTAACTGTAAACGGAGAGTTCTCCATAATTCACAGTGATTGAAACCTGATGACAAGTACAGCGAAATCCAAAGAACAGACATCCCATTCGTGTTATCGTCACACGAAACTTGAATTTGACCCATCGGAAACCGCATACGACAGTTTTGTAGATGCTACGTATATTCTCGCGATGAAAAACAGTAAACGCCGAGAGCAGTATATGAAGCAGATTTCTACGTATCCATTAACTCGCATTGTCTACATTCAAGAGAACGATGGGTTCCGCAATTGCAAAAAGAGAGTGTGTGATGCAAAAAAAGAACGCTGCGAACACGTGGAAACGCCGCCCCATGACATTGTTCATGCATACTACAATGCTTTCCGCCATGCTCTGGAACACAACTATACTAATATTATTATTCTTGAAGACGATGTTGTATTCTCTCCTGATGTAATGAACCCACATGTGGTGGGAGATATTAAAGAGTTTGTAGAAAAGTATAGCCAACCAATCTGTCTTGGTGTATTCCCCATGGTGTCCTATAAGTATACGCCAACGGTTCGGAAGGGTCTATTGTGTTCCGGTACACATGCGGTAGTATATCCCCTTTCTGTAATGCGTAAAAGATTTTTGACATCGGTGCATCACATTAAAGATGTAGATGTATGGATGTCACGAACAACATTTAAAAATTATTATCAGCGCCCTCTTGCCTATCAGGTATTTGAAGAAACGGAGAACCAAGGTTTCTGGGGCAATCACAACCCTTTCTTGTCCATCGGATCTTATTTCATAATATGGTATGTCAAACTATTTAATCTACACAAGACATACGAACCTGGTACAAGTCGTGCATATTACTATAATCGCATCGCTTTTGATTTCGTCGTCCCCGCTTTCCTCTTGTTCGCACTTTTCTTTATTGTATGGTATGTAAACAAAGAACGTGTATGACTTTCTTTGTAATGTGAAAAAATAATAAACAACGGTTGTGGTGTCACATATATTGATAAACATATATGCGTCTATTCTTTTTCTTTTACGCACTGCAATTCAAGCACTCTTCTGGTTCATCTACTACATTGGTATCTTTGCCATTCTTCGTGGTTGGGACATTGTCTCTCATGTTTGCGAGTTTCATCTTGGAGGCATCAATAGAGAACTTCTGTGCCTGTGCTTTAGGTTTGGAACGAAGATAGTACTGTCCTGTCTTAAGTCCCAGTCCCCACCCGTAGAAATGCATACTTGTAATCTTCTTGGGGTCAGGGTCTTCCATAAAGATGTTTAGGCTTTGCGATTGACAGATAAAGGCACCGCGATCCGCCGACATATCCAAGAGGACCTTTTGCTTAATTTCCCACACTGTCTTGTACTTGGCACGTACTTCTGCAGGAATAGCCGTAATATTTTGCACACTCCCATCGTTCATGATAATCTCGTCGCGCATTTCTTCATTCCAGAGGTTGCGGTCAATGAGTTCTTTCACCAAGTACTGATTGACAAGGATGAATTCACCCGCCAGTGTCTTGCGTCTGTAGATGTTGGAGGTAACAGGTTCGAAACATTCATTAAACCCAAGAATTTGTGAGGTGGAAGCAGTAGGCATGGGTGCCAAAAGAAGACTGTTGCGTAGTCCATATTTCTTAATGTTTTTCTTCAAGACATCCCAATCGTATCGCTTAGAAGGTGTAACTCCCCACATATCAAACTGGAGAATGCCCTGATGAGCAGGGCTTCCTTCAAATGAAGAATATGCCCCCTTGTAGTTTGAGTTTCCCAAAATTGCAGGTGCATCGTACTCGTTTAGAAGAAGATAGGGGTCCTTGCTAATATCTTTGTCGGCATTTTCTTGGCCATCGTAATATGTGCCCGCTACTTCTGCACGCTTCTTGGCAATTTCCATAGAACATTCCACAGCGGCGTGATAAATGGTTTCAAAGATATCGCGGTTCAATTGCCGTGCCTCGGGGCTATCAAACGCCATGTTCATGCGGAAGAACGTGTCTGCCAGACCTTGGACACCAATGCCAATGGGGCGGTGACGAAGGTTGGAACGCCTTGCCTTTTCCACGGGGTAATAGTTCACATCAATTACTTTATTGAGGTTTTTGGTGACAATCTTTGTAATCTCGTGAAGTTTATCAAAATCGTATACAGGCTTACCATTCTCTTCGGTTCCTTCCTTTACGAAGGATGCGAGAGCAAGAGAGGCAAGATTGCACACGGCAGTTTCATCGGCACTGGAGAATTCTACAATTTCGGTACAAAGGTTAGAGGAGCGGATGGTACCAAGGTTTTTCTGGTTGCTCTTTTGGTTACACGCATCTTTGTACAACATATAAGGCTGTCCACTCTCAATCTGGCTTTCAATAATCTTAAACCAAATCTTTTGTGCAGGTACTTGTTTCGTGTACTTTCCCTCGGCTTCATATTTTTCATAGAGTTCACGGAATTCATCCCCAAATGCATCTGTAAGACCTTTTGCCACGTCTGGGCAGAAGAGGCTCCATGTACCATTCTCTTTCACCCGTTGCATAAAGAGGTCGTTCATCCACATCGCCAAGAAGAGGTCGCGACAACGTTCCTCTTCATTACCATGTGGTTTGCGAAGCTCAAGGAATTTCTCAATGTCAGAATGCCACGGTTCAATATATACGGCACACGACCCCTTGCGGCGACCCCCCTGATTAACATAACGACATGTGTTATTCAAAACACGCAACATGGGGACAATACCAGTACTCGTTCCATTGGTGCCGCGAATAAGACTACCATTCCCACGTACGTCCGCGATATTAATTCCTACACCCCCTGCATTTTTAGAGATTACCGCAAATTCCTTGAAACTGTCAAAGATACCAGAGGGTTCCGCAATGCTATCACCCATGGACATCAGGAAACAGCTACTAAGCTGAGGACGGTCTGTACCGGCATTAAAGAGGGTGGGTGTGGCGTGAATAAAGTACTTCTGGCTCATCATATTATAGGTTTGAATAGCATCTTTGAGATCCCACCCATGAATTCCCAGAGCTACACGCATGAGAAGATGCTGAGGACGTTCCACAATTTCGCCATTCACACGATAGAGATAAGAGCGTTCCAGTGTTTTAAACCCAAAGAAATCAAAGTTGTAGTCCCGCTGATAATCAATACATGTGTTTAGCTTTTCTTTGTTCGCCATAACAATGTCATAGACCTTCTTGGAAACAAGAGGGTTTGGCTTTCCGTCATTGTCCACATTATTATAAAGCACGGTGATAGTCTCGGAAAACGATGGAGAAGTGTTTTTATGGTGGTTTGAAATGCAGATACGACTTGCGAGTTTGCCATAATCGGGGTGATCCACAACCATAGAACTGCAGATGGCGGCGGCCAGATCGTCCAGTTCAGAGGTTTTCACACCATCATAAATGCGTGAACACACCTTCTGTGCAATTTTTACAGGGTCAATCGTCAGACCATCACAGAGAACGCGAATACGCCATGTAACCTTGTCAAAGGAAACTTCCTCGTACTCACCAGCTCTCTTAAGGACACGCATTTTTATAATACTCCTCCTTAATGGTAAAAAACAACTCCTCTTTATATACTTGTATCTTCATAGTACACATAAGGCGTAATCAAATTTTCAGAACGCGAACAGAAGAGAGTGTATCGTGCATACAACACCATAAGAAAAAAGATTACATGATTATTCCAAAGCCACAAACATACTCTCTTTGTTCGGCACATAATCTTCAACAATATCATTATTCAGAATAGAAGATGCATCCCCACTGTAAAAGGTTTCCGTTGAAAGAGATATCACTTGTTTCACTTCGCGGATGTAATCCTCTTCGTTCTCTCTGTAACGCAATACGTTATCCCATACTTCCTTGAGTGCCGTCATTTTCTCTTTCACAAACACGGGGTCTTTTTTGACACGCACGCAGTTATAGTCTTTGAGGATCCAATAAAACACTTTTGTTCCAGGGTCTACGCGTTTCTGTGGAAGCATTTGTTGACGAACTTTGCTATAACGGTGTTTCTTTTCACCATCTGCATTCACCTCTTCTACGATGTAACCTGTATAAGGGGCTTCTTTCCCACTATCAAGCATACTTTGATACGTAAGACGATATTCGTCCCAAGACTCCCAACGTCCCAACTCACATTCAAAGTAATCACACTCTTCCAAATCACAGACATCCAACTGTCCTTGAATTTGATAATAGTACTGCTTAGGCACTTCGCCGTGAACAAGTTTGCGTTTTAGAGGACACTTGATCTCTAACATAATACCCATGTTACTGATACCATCGGGAGACGCTCCGAAGAAATCAATGCGAGGGTGAGGAATAAGACCGAATTCGTACATCTTTACTTGGTTCATTGCTGCATAAATGTCACTGGCGACTTGTTCAAACATATTGCCCCAATCAAAGAAGGGATTTGATGCAAATGGTTTCTCTTCTTTGTCACACTTCTTCATGATAAATTGTTTTTGGGTACCAAACTTTCCTTCTCCGAGAGCTTGGGCGAAATCACTGGCAGTAACAATCTTCTGGCGAAGCTCATACCATTCTGGACTCTTTTGTTTGACAAGGGGGATTTTCAAGAGTTTCTTGAGCTGTTTACGATAACGCTTAATATCTTTTGCCTTTGTGATAACGGAAGAATTCCCCGGAAGCTGCGCCATTTTTTGAAGGGTGGCGATGTCCAATGTTGCGTGGGCTTTTAGATGTTCGCTGATAATGAATTCTTCTTCGGGAACAGTTCTTGGCATAACTTAGTGACAGAAAATATCGGGTTCTAATGTAATTACTATTGTTTGTATTTATGTGTAAATAAGAATTCCCTGTTTCAATTTTTACCATCACTATTCCATTTTGATATCTCTGCATTGCATATCAAAGATATAAAGACAGGGTAACAAATATAATTACTCTCTTTACAACCCTTGCTGCTATTATGTGCGGAATACTCTTCGTGAAAGGGGCGGTTCACCCTTCCCGTTCTTGGAACGGTCTTGAACGCATACGCCCTCGTGGTCCAGATGCAACTACCAGCATTTATCGTAAAAATGTATTTATGGGGTTCCAACGCCTCATGGTAAATGACCTTACGGATGCCGGAAATCAACCCATGTACAAAGACGGTGTGTATCTTATTTGCAACGGGGAAATTTATAACCATCGGCACATCCGTGAAAAGTATGGCTTCCAATGTTCTTCCCAATCTGATTGCGAGGTCATTCTTCATCTATATCATTCTTATCAGAAGGATGCTAAAAACATGGTAGACCTTCCTTCTGAACTGGATGGTGAATTTGCATTTGTGATTTACGATATGAATCTTGACCATGTGTATTTCGCCAGAGATGATTATGGTGTCCGCCCTCTTTATTGGTTCCGTAATAACAATGTGTCTGGCTCTCTTGATACTATTGGTGTATGTTCAGAGTTGAAAGGCATTCACGATCTTTCAGAAAATGTAAAACAACTCCATGGTGGTCACATTGTACATGTAAATGCAGATGGAGTAGTGAAGAATTACAACTATCGTAAGAGTACTATGGATACATACATGGATATGACAAACTTGGACGAGGGGGCTGTGGATAAAGAAACATCACTGGATTTCTATCACCATAAAATTCGTGAAACGCTGGTGAATGCTGTCCAGAAGCGTCTGATGTCTGATCGCGGAGTATGTTCTCTTCTTTCTGGGGGTCTTGACAGCAGTCTGGTGGCGGCGATTGTATCTCGTTTAATTTATCCTCAGCGTTTGACGACATTTAGTATTGGATTGGAGGGATCTACCGACTTGGAATATGCACGTAAAGTTGCTTCTCATATCGGAAGTAATCACGTGGAAATTAAGCTTACAGACGAGGAATTTCTTTCGGCAATTGAAGAGACTATTCGCATTGTAGAGAGTTATGATATTACTACGGTACGTGCCAGTGTGGGAAATTATCTGGTCGCGAAGTACATTGCGGACAATACAGATTTCAAGGTCGTTTTCAATGGAGATTACAGTGATGAAGTTTGCGGTGGCTATAAATATTTCCGTAAAGCCCCTGGTGACAAGGAATTCCATGGTGAATGTTTGCGTCTTCTTGAAGACATCATCTACTTTGATGCACAGAGGAGCGATCGCACAATCAGTAGCCAAGGCCTGGAAGCACGTGTCCCTTATGCAGACAAGACGTTTGTTAAAACATATCTCTCTGTTCCAGCGGAATATCGCACAAATCACGACGGGAAAATAGAAAAGAAACTTCTTCGGGATGCATTTGCAAAGGACGGAATTTTGCCAGATGAAATTCTCTATCGTAGGAAGGATGCTTTTTCGGACGGAGTAAGTAGTCCCGAACGGTCATGGCATGTCATTCTCAAAAATCACATTGAAAAAATAATCAGCGACGAAGAATTCGAGGCGAAAAAGAATATGTACCAACCAAACTATCCTTATACTAAGGAAGCCTACTATTACCGAAAATTATTTGAGAAATATTATCCAGGCAAGGGCTTCATTATCCCTTACTTCTGGTTACCAAAATGGGTTTCAATGAATAACTCAGTTACAGACCCTTCTGCTCGTGAAATTCTTGACTAATTAATAGAATTATTTTTATACACTCGCTATTACAAAACGATTAGTGCTATTAGAAGTGGCGACCGAACTTGGCTACGCGACGGAACACGTAAGAGGCGGTATTGGTGTCCCAGAACTTCTTGATGAGCTCAAGTTCTTCTTGCTCGTTGATACGGAAGCCGAAGGTGAGGTCGCGGAAAGTACCGGCGTAGTTCTTCTTGTGGGTAATGTGCATGGCACCACCGAGGATTTCCCAGTAGGATTCCGAAGCAATGTTGGAAGTACCAACGTCGAGGAGACCGTTGGTGCCGTAGTTCCACTTGATGGACTTCTCGTAGTTGTCCCAGTCGTTACTGTCAGTCACTGATTCGGGGACACCGTCAATGATGATACCGGCACCGCTGTTGGTGTCAGCACCGTCAAATGGCATACCGTCAGGGGAAGAAGAGTCACCAATGTTGGCAAGTTGGATAGTCTTGTCGGCAACACGGAGGGTTTCCTGGTTCACGATGATGTTTGTCTGGGTCACGTTACTGGTGCTGATCTCACCGTCAATGATGAGGTTACCAGTGATACGGATGTCGTTAGAGCTGATGACAAATACAGGGTCGACCGAAGAGTGGGTGCGGAAGTTGATGTCGTTGGAAGAATTGACGTTGATAGTACCTTCCGTAGAAAGCATGGTGAAAGACATGCCAGAGTCCTTGGCGAAGAGTGACAGGTTGTCGTTGGCATCCACTGTGAAGTTGGAGGCGGAGGTGAGAACCATGTTGTTGCTGAGGGTCTCAAGGGCGAGGACATTGTCGGAAGAGAGGGTCACATTAGAAGCAGTGGCGGTGAGGTTCTTGGCAATGTCAAGGGAGGCACTGTCGGCGGTTACAGTGGCGGCACCGGCAGCAGTCAGGTTGAAAGTGTTACTGGTGTTAAGCACGAGGTTGCTCTCGGCGAGGAAGTTGATTTCATTGGCAGCGTAGCCAGTCATGTTGCTGGTGGCGTTGTCAAGAGTGAGGAAGACGTTACTGGTGTTCACGCGGAAGTCAAGGAAACCGGTGGTGGTCTCAAGTGAAACGTCGGTTTCACCGTAGACAGACAGCGAGTTGGAAGCAGTAAGGTCAAGGTTGGACTCGGCAACGGCGGCGATGTTGGAAGCGGCGACGGTCACGGCGTTGACGGCCGAGACAGAAGCGTTGTTGGAGGAGGCAACGACAAAGTCGGCACCAGTCACCACGCTGAAGTTGCTACCAGCTTCCGAGATGATGTCGTTGGTAGAGTAGAGTGTCATGTTGCTCGTGGTGTCGTCAAGAGTAATCTTGAGGCTCGAGTTAACGGCAGTGAGTTCCATGAGACCTGAGTCGGCGGTGAGGGTAAGGTTGCTGGTGGCAAAGACATCCACATCGTTGGACGAAGAGATCACGGTGTCCATGATGGAGATGGTAGTGAAGTTGCTGCCGGAGTAGAGGGCGAGGTCGCCGTTGGAGGCAGTCAGGGAGAGGGTGTCAGTGGTGGCATCCATGGTCATGAGCATGGTGCTGTTCTTGGCGGAGGCAGAGAACGAGCCGTTGGATGCAGAAGCCGTGAGGTTTTCAGTGGCAAGGAGGGTGGTGTTGGAACCGCTCTCAAGGGCGACGTTCAGGGCGGCAAAGCCGGAAAGGTTGCTGCCAGTGTGGTCAAGGTTCACAAACACATTGCTGCCGCTTGTAAGGAGGGTGATGTCACCTTGGTTAGTCTCAACAACCACATTGCTCTCGCCGAACACCTTGGTGTTGTTAGAGGCGGTGAGCGTGGCGTCGTTGAGGGCAGACAGGAGAAGGTTGGTACCAGCAGCGGCTGAGACTTCACCAGCATCGGAGAAGAGAGACACGTTGCTGGTGGTCTGGTCAAGAGTGAGACCAAGGGTGTTTGCGGAAGCCGAAAGGGTTACGGAGCCGGTTTCGGCGGTCACGGAAGCATCATTGACTGCGGAAGCCGTGAGGTTGTTAGAAGCAGACACGACAGTGTTGTTCTCGCTGACAAGAGAGATGTCGTTGGTGGCGTAGCCAGACATGTTGCTGGTGGCTTCGTCAAGCACAAGTGAGACGGAACCAGAGTCGGTGCCAATGTCAATCATGCCAGTGGTGGCAGAGATGATGGTGTTTGTGGCACCCGAAAGAGAGACATTGGAACCGGCGGTGACCTCGTAGTTGCTGGCGGCGGTTTCCGTGATGGTCTTAGCGTCAGTGGAAAGCGTTTCCGTAGCACTGAGTGAAGTGTTCACGTCGGCACTGACAGAGACGTTGCTGGAGCTGTAGATGGCAAGGTTGCTCGTGACGGAGTCCATGGTGATGGTCATGTTGTCATTGTTAGCCGAAATGGTAACGTTGCTCTCACCGGATACAAGCATGTTGCTGGTGGCGGAAAGAGACACGTTGGAGGCAGCGACCGTGAAGTTTTCAGAGTTGAATGCAACGTCACCGTTGAAGTTCAGGTTACAAGCGGTCATATCGATGTTGCTACCAGCCTGAAGAACCACATTCTTTTCCGTGGACTGGACTGTGACGTTACTGGGGGCGAGAAGGGTTGCCTCGTTGGTGTAAGCGTCAAGGGTCATGTAGTTGGAGCCATCATTCGTGGAGAGCTGCATGGCGTAGTTGGAACGAGTGTTAAGAGTAGCTACCATTTGGTTTGAGACACCGCCGTAGTTTGACTGGTTGTTGAGGTCAAACGAGTGGATGTCGTTAAGAGTAATAGCAATCTTACCAGAGGAAGCGATTTCGAGAGCAGTCAGATCCTTACCGTAAATGCGGGGGAGCCAGAGAGGACCCATTACCGTAGTAATGTTGCTCTCGGGGTACGATACAGTGGCTCCATCTACGTAGTTGATGGCGTGGTTAGAAGTGGAATCCACGGGGTAGGATTCGGTCAGAAGGTCGTAGAAGGTTGACATGTTATATTTTAAAATTAGAAATTATTTTTTTGAATGAAAATAACCACAGCGACACTATGCAGCGCTACATAGTAAATAGTTCGGATTATATATATAAAATTGTCGTATAAAATATGACAGCTAAATAAAATAAACCGGTGTTTTGATATTATAAAACACGACTGTTGACGGATAATATTATACGAAAGTACTCTTTCATATTCTTGTTGGCATTGCATTAGAATTGATAGATACACCCTACAAATGCTCGTTTGTAAATTTCACCTGCATATTCAAATGTTTCGCAGCGATAGGTTGTAGATGAGAGATCGAAATCACAATCACACGTTATCTTTCCTACTGTATAAGAGTAGATAATGCGGTCTTGTTGTTTCATACCGTATCCATGGACCATAGAAGACGTAATAAGATCACCGTTTTTAAGAGGTCCATTGATATTGCATACCCAAATGGCACCTTCCCCATGGCCATTAATAATAACGCGGTCATCATCTTCCATCTTTAGATGGGAGAAGCAAAGATGCCCAACTTTATAAGTTCTTCTATGATTGCTATTTCCCATAGTATCTGCTTCATCTTCTTCAAAATTGGCAATAACACCAATAGCAGTGGTATCCATGGGGTTCGTGGAAAGTTTCACAACAGGTATAGCTTCATCTATAGATGGTGAAGAAGACATGTGGAAATCCATATATTTTCCTGTCGCAGAGACAATGCGACCAATAAGGGATTGTTTTGTTTCATTGTCTAATGGCTCTTCTCCAAAATTATATCTACATCTGTGTTTCCCTGTAAAGTTCAGTATGCTTGTAGTAAAGTTATCTTGAAACTCTACTTGAGTGTTGCTTTTACTCTGGAATAACAAATTGTTGCTTCCAGATGATGTAAGAGCGTTAATACTCCAAGATGGTGTAGATACATTGCTGTCTTCTATATTATATATGCCGATCACGCCTCCTTTTATTTTTGTGTATCCGTCTAACACAATGTTTGAAGATGCCAAATTAATAAACGTATCTTGATCTTGTTCATATTGCAACTGTGTAGTTGTATCGTTGATTGTTAATACATTACCGACTTCTAATATATTCGTGTTTGTAATACGGACTTCATTTATACCACTGGAATTTAAAACAATACTATTGCCAAATGTTTCAAGAGTGATATTTGAAGCCGAGATATCCACATTGGAAACACTGTAGATACTTGTGGTGCCATCTCCTTGCAAAGATACCACAGATGCATCTCCGGAAGTTCCCAGCTTCACCTCATTGCTTCCATAAATAACATGGTCACCCTCTGTATCCATAGAGATAACGGAAGTACTGTTTAGAGAGCCGATGGCAACATTAGAAGATATAATATCCACATTGGAAACACTGTAGATACTTGTGGTACCGTCTCCTTGCAAAGATACTGCAGATGCATCTCCGGAAGTTCCCAGCTTCACCTCATTGCTTCCATAAATAACATGGTCACCCTCTGTATCCATAGAGATAACGGAAGTACTATTTAGAGAGCCGATGGCAACATTAGAAGATATAATATCCACATTGGAAACACTGTAGATACTTGTAGTACCGTCTCCTTGCAAAGATACTACAGATGCATCTCCAGAAGTTCCCAGCTTCACCTCATTGCTTCCATAAATAACATGGTCACCCTCTGTATCCATAGAGATAACGGAAGTATTATTTAGAGAGCCGATGGCAACATTAGAAGATATAATATCCACATTGGAAACACTGTAGATACTTGTAGTACCGTCTCCTTGCAAAGATACCACAGATGCATCTCCAGAAGTTCCCAGCTTCACCTCATTGCTTCCATAAAGATTATTAGTACCCATTGTATCTACAAAGATGGCAGCAGTATCATTCAGAGAGTGGAAAGAGACATTGGAAGCAGAGATATCAACATT